AACCAGTATAGTAGAACGACAGACTCTACTTGCTGTGTATCAAACTGTCCCCCCTTAGGAGTTTCAACCCGCCATTAATTTGGACAACCGAAACCCACGACCAAGGCCCCGAATGTCGTTAAACTCACGATGGCTTTTCGGATTGATAAACTTGATAATGACCTAGAATTTGAAACTTTATATCGACCATTATTACGCTTATGAACGGAAAGAAAGTTTATATAGTACACCGACCACTCTTATGAATGATAGTTATATGGAAATAAGGACGATATCTACGCTAATAGACGACCCCTTATTTTGATCACGAAAATGGACTGTTGAACGTCGTATTTCATTATGTATTGCCATGATGGAGTTAATACAAATTGTCTATGATTTGTTAAAGACGTGTGATTGAATATCATTTCTAGCTTTAGAGTAATCACCGCTGATTTTGGAACAACTTTTACTGACGGGTGTCTTTAAAAGCCAATTTTATGTTGTTATTCGATCTTTAAGCAGATATTTAATTGCCAGCTACGAGTAGTTTACCTACGACCCTACAAGCACATGTGAATCCTCCATGGTAGTGTGGCTCCTGGTTTATCCAGAGGGAAGTAAAGAGGTAGTATCGGATACACTACTTCAATTGCAAGTTGCAAGAAAAGGTTAAACTATGCGGTAGTCTAGATGTTTCCGTATCCGGGTTCGAATCGAAGTATGTATACTAACGATCAAACCCATTCTACGATCTTCGCGCGTTTCCCCGTTGTTAAGGAGTCTACCCCCCCTACAGAAGAGGAGAAAAAGGCAATGGCCTTGGAGAAGTACAATCAGTACATGGACGAATACAAATTGTGTTTGGACAAATCTGGTGTGTACACGACCTGCGCTACGTTCCTAGGAGTAAGAGGTAAGGAGCAAAAATTGGATCTGATCAAAACCCTCAGTGCTGTTGATAAGTATGTTGAAGAAGAGTACGACTTCTCACCAGTACACGAGAATCTCTACAAATTGTGGAACGCCCACCAATTGGATATTTCCGACATACCAGCCCATTTTAGGTATCAATTTCGACTCTTTATTGAACGACGAGAGAGAGCTGATAAAGATTCCATTTATTTGGACGGATTGAAGGATTTCTTCGAAATTACAAACAACCCCTCCCCTAAAATTGCTACGCAAGTTCCGATTAAGGAGAAGATGGAACCGATGTACAAAGGCTACGAAGTTGGTGCATTCTTGGAACAAAATTGGAAGGACGCTTACCACAATCTGCTTGAAGAGCACAGCGAGTCTTCGAATCTCAAATACTTCAAACTGAAGTATATTTTAGCGGACTACTTTGCTATTGAACACGACAAGAGGCCCGTGATCAGATACGATTCATCGTATGTCAAGAAGATGATCAATGCTTTTTACACCATTGAGAGAATGCCGGAACAGGAAGCGATTGTATATATGCGAGGTTTGGCAGATGACATAGATTGTCACGAAGCACATTGTGTGCACGTGGGAACTAGTTGTTTAGCTGCTCCATACGTGGAATCATTTTTGAGTTGGCGTCCCTCAAAATATCGATCTGATTTTTACGAGAAGAAGGCACGATTTTTGGGTTTACTAACATCTCCCAAAGCTGAATATTACTACGACGAAGTGAAACGGGAAGTTCTGATCCAAACACCAGACTACGCAGTTGTCTACTTTAAGTCTCACCACTTTTTGACAGACATTATTTCGTTTCTGGATGGTTTTAACTTTCACGATTACTTCCAGTATTTGTCTTCCAATGATGGAAAAGAAGCTATAGCACGAGCCGAACGGGTTTTAAATTCACGACAACTGCCCTTGCAGCGTTTTGCTCACGATTTTGTTCCTAAAAAGATCAGGATTCGTGGACATTGTAGCGTTGTCGATCGGACTGAGGCGAGGGAACATCGAGTCCGTACCGAAATTGTTAATTTGCAAAGATTGAATGTGAAACACAACAACCGTTTCAACGTTCTTGCAGACCAGTTACAGATTGAGGCAGACATTTACGACACAGCGAATCTCTACGGACAGATGACAGAAGAACAAGGAAAAGAAGAACATTTCCGAGTTAAGAATGCAGCCCAAGACGCAAAGAATCTCAAGAAGGTAGTCAACCTTGCTAGGAAGGATGCAGCATTCATCAAGAGAGAAGTGATGAATTGTGCAGAACCTTGGAGGGTGGATGTTAATTTCAACACACGTAGACGAGTCATATTGTCTTACAAAGGGAGAGATTATCATTACTCTTTTAGGTCTTTTTCACCATCGCGATTTAGCATCTTCCGTGCAAGGACATTAGCTAAAATGAGGAAGATTAAGGCGGACAAGAAACTTCGACATGTTCGTAGATTTGCGACCCACAATCGCTTAGCTTGTTCATCGTTGGAGGAATTTCTTCAAGCTTACGATCTTCATGAAGCTTACGAGAGGATACAACAAGGAGATGTGGACTACGAACCAGCCTACGACCCCTCGGTTATGACATATGGAACAGAAATTCTTTCAGAATCTCTGCCCAGATGGCATAATTGGGAGAACCACAAGCTAGGAACAGAAGGTTTAGCTAGTGGTTGGACGCCGACCGAATTTGATGGAGAGACCCACCACCCTTCAGGAGGAGTTAGAGCGGACAAGATTAATCGTTTCAAGAAACATCAGTTTGGAACAGAATTTTGTTTGAACCAGCGAGATTGGGATCTCGTGGAATCTTTCGACCGAGAAGGACAAATGGAAACAACGGAACAGGAAGCTGATTTAGTAGCTGAAGTGACACAGGCCTCAAGCCAGGGGTTTACTGTACAGGATGCTACTACACACATGATTAAGACCGAACCAGCAGGGACAACCACCACTTTGAGTAATTTACCAACTTGGGATAAAGAAGATTGGACTAGCAAACCAGTTTTCCTAACCAATGTTGATTGGTCACCCTCAGATGCACCTGGCTCAATCAAGAAAATCACTTTCCCTGACGTATTGAGCACACTTGACGATTATCCTATTCTGAACATTATTAGACGGCATTATCGTGTGTCATACCGACCAGAGTACATTATCACAATGAACTCAACATCTTTCCACTCCGGAATGATGCGAATAGGTGTGATTTACGAGAGCTCGACTAATCCGACAGATCAAGAGTTGAGTGAACGGATGAATTCAGTCAGTGCTTTAGAGTTCGTAGCCAACGAGCCCAAACAGCTAACACTGGACGCTTCTGTAGCTTGGCCCCACCCAGAATGGAACCCTTCCAGCGTGCGAAACAATCGGTTTTCTGTACAACATCAGTTAGTCTTTCGAGTTGTCTCACAATTGAGAGTGCCAGAGTCTTCTACACAAACAGTTTCTATGACTGTGCACATGAGATTCAAGGATCTCACTTTGCGTGGTCTAAGAAATCCAACAACATTGTTACCTACCTTTGAATATCCCTCCTTCTCATTAGAGGAGCTTTCAAGGCAAGGACAAATGTTTGATTGGGTTAAAACTGTTAAGGACGGAATAGGAATGGCGGCCAATATGTTGCAAACATCGCAATTTGGCTTTCCATTATTGGATTTTTCTGGTTCAGGAACATCAGGAACAGCACTTGGAAGGACCATGACAGCTATTACAGCCGGTGAAGGACATGTCCCAACAAATACGACCACAAACTTTTTGGAATTGACAAAGAACAAAATTTTGATCACAACCTTGGAATGGACTACGAACGAGAGTTTTGGAGAAGTTTTGCTAGAAACTGCCTTGAATCCCATGGCATTTAATGGTGAATCTTCAACAATACTCACCCGACTACTGACTACATGTTCACGAGCGCGAGGAGATTTTGATATTCATATTCGAGTCTCTAAGAATCGTTTTCAGAATGGTCGTTTGAAAATTTTTATCCGACCTCCCCCAGACGAAAATGCGGTTTATACACGATCTGACAATCCTGATCATTTTGGAACGACGATTCTTGATTTGAGTGAGAATGACGAAGTTGTCATTATGGTGCCCTTCAATGGACCAAAGGCTTATAAGGAGATCCCATTAGTCCCCTTAGCCCTAGGTAGTGATTCAAATTTTAGTTGGGGAGAATTGGTGATACAAGTGTTGAACCCTCTCATGACTAATGATGCTGGATCCTCAGCTGTCACAATGGCTATCAGTGTGATTTTGAGACCATCATTTGAGGTTTTTGACCCCACTTATTTTTTGAAAAGACCAGAAGTAACTTATTTGACTTCAGCAGATGCCCCATTGCTAAGTACCATGGTACAGAGTTTGGAAAATGGAGTCTTAACAAAGACACCAGCCCAGATTCTGGATCTCTTGTTGGAAGCTACGCGAGAAGGACAGATGTTGCAGCAAGAAGGAGCTGGAGCGATGGAAGTGACAACGAGCGCGGATACTGCAGAAGGAGTGAGTCCCGACGGAGATAGTGTAGCTACATTCGATCATACAGCGCACTTGGAACAAATTGGAGACATTATGCAATTGGCCACAAAACAACGACCACTCGTATTGGAACGATTACCTGGACAACGGACCGTGTCATACAGGATACACCCCCATCCCAAGATGAAGATGTTGACTAAGGACGGGTTATTAGTGGATCTTGAAGCTTTCAACGAGCTAATGGATTGCTACACACATTGGCGTGGTAACTTCATAGTGGATGTTTTGACGAATTCATTTGTTATGAACAAAGCTATGTTATCAGTCGATTATTATCCAGTAGACGAACCTACCCTTGGAATCCCCCCTACTGAGCGAAGTCTATTGAATGCAGATGATGTGGTTTACCATGTACCTGCTACAGTTGATTTTACTCAAGACCCCCGATTGTTAGTTATGCCCTCTCCAGTGGCAACCCCCGTACCAATCAGAGTTGTTGACCTTTTCTTCACCCCGGAGAACATTGGACATCAATTGACATACGATCTTTCCCTTTTAGCCAGCCTAGGACCAACTTTCCAGAACCTGAGTCCTGGCGTTTATTTGAGTAACAACATCACATTCACAAATGCTATCACGGGAACACAACGCA